GGTAATGATGCGGCTAAGTCTTTTACGGTAGTTGGTACAGATGAAACAGCTACAGCAGTTACAGAGTCTATAACTGGCGCTAACGCAGGTACTGCTACTGGAACTACACACTTTGCTACTATAGCTTCTATTACTGCGGTAGGTAATCCTGCGGGTAATGTAAGTGCAGGATCAGGTACTTCTATTGCTGCACCTATGTTTAGAGGCCGCATGAGACTAAAAGGTATTTACTGTGTTAATACAGGCACCGCAGGTACTACTACTTTCCGTGAAGAATCTGATAGCGGTGAGATACGTATGCAGTTTAACACGGTAGGCAGCGCAGACACCGCAGAGTACCCTGATATACCTGATGACGGTTTGTTATTTAGAGGTGGAGGTTATGTCCTATACACCCAGACGCAGCTATCTTCTATAACTGTGTTCTATGCGTAAATACTATAAAAAAGGCGGCGGAGTGGGCATGAAAGGTATGTCCATTGGTAGTGGCGATAAACGTCCTACCAAGTCTGGCGCAGGTATGACTGCTAAAGGTGTAGCTAAGTACAAACGTAATAATCCCGGAAGCAAGCTAAAGACGGCAGTTACCGAGGATAAACCAACTGGTAAGCGAGCGGGTAGGCGTAAATCCTACTGCGCTCGTTCTGCCGGACAAATGAAAAAGTTTCCTAAAGCGGCTAAAGACCCTAATTCAAGGTTGCGGCAAGCTAGGAAACGATGGAAATGTTAGGAGAATAACATGGGACTTCGTCCAACAGGAACTAAGGACTTAACAGAGTATGGCAAGCAACTCAAAAATAAAAAAACTAAAGGTGCCCCTAAAGTACCAACGGAAACAGAGTTTAATAAGCTAACTCCTAAACAACAGGAGGCGCGTAGAAGAGCCGCTAGTTTAAACAACATAACCCTCAGTCCCGAAGAAAAAGCTGCTAAGAAAGATATGGAGAATAAAGTGAAAAAACCAATGAAAAAAATGAATATGGGTGGCATGACTGCCCCTATGATGGGTGATCTTAAGTCTAAGAAACCTATGATGCCACCTAAGCGTAAACCTGCGCCTAGACCTATTGTTGATCCTATGGCTAAAGCTCCTGACCCTAGAATGAAAGACCCTAGAGCAAAAAGAGGCGCTATGCCTATGATGCAAGCAGGTGGCGATGTACCTGCATATAAGGCGGGTAGTAAGGTTCGTGGCTACGGCAAAGCTCGCGGCGGTAAAGCCTGCAAGATGCGATAATGCGTAGGTATTATAAGTCTGGCGGAAAGATATGTTCCAAGGGTAAATCGTGGGCTAAACGAACCTTTGATACATATCCTTCCGCGTACGCAAACATGGCAGCTTCAAAGTACTGCAAAGATCCCAACTATGCGAAGGGATCAAAAGGTAAGAAGTAATGGGCGACCTTAAAGATTGGGTAGATCAAGACTGGGTTAGAATTGGTACAGACGGTAAGATTAAAGGTAAATGTGGAACGTCTAAAGACAAAAAGAACCCAGATAGATGTCTACCTAGAAGCAAAGCACAATCACTTAGTAAAGGTGAAAGAGCAGCTACAGCTAAGAAAAAGAAACGTGCGGGATCAAAAGGAGAGACTGTAGTGAAGAATACAAAACCTGCCACTGTTAAGTTACGTAAGGGTGGCCTTGCTAGAGGTAAGCGGTCTATAGCTACAGGCTGTGGACAAGTAATGGAAAACAGACGAAAGAAAACACTTTACGTTTAAGGACATAAATTATGAAGGGTGTAAAACATTACAAAAGAGACGGTACTGAACATCAAGGTTCTAGCCACAAGATGGCTGACGGTACCCTACACACTAATAAGTCTCACACTAAGACAAGCGTAAAGCTATTTCACTTAAAAGATTTGTCAGTCAGAGCTAAAGCTAAGGCTAAAGGAAAGACTGTTAAGAAAAATCGGAGTAAGTAACAATGGCTACATCAAATACTACTGCGTTTGATATGGAGTTTACAGAGATCGCAGAAGAAGCGTTTGAACGCGCAGGCCGAGAAATGCGTTCTGGATACGATCTACGCACTGCTCGACGATCTATGAACCTACTTACTATAGAGTGGCAGAACCGTGGCATTAACATGTGGACGGTAGACAGCGGCACTATTGATCTAGTCAAAGGCCAGACTACTCCCTACGACCTTCCCGCCGACACCATAGATTTATTAGAACATCAAATACGCACAGGTAGTGGAAACACAGCCACTCAGTCCGATCTCACTATAAGTCGTATTAGTGTAAGTACGTACGCGTCTATCCCTAACAAGTTAACACAAGGAAGACCCATACAGCTTTATATAGAGCGTCTACGAGACGTACCTAAAGTTAACGTGTGGCCGATACCAGATAGTAATGACTACAAACTGTACTACTGGCGTATGCGCCGTATAGAAGACGCAGGTAGTGGTGTACAAACAGCCGATATGAACTTCAGGTTCTTCCCTTGCCTAGTAGCAGGACTAGCTTATTATATTGCTATGAAACTACCTGAAATGATAGATCGCGTACCCTTGCTAAAAGCAGTATATGATGAGCAGTTTGACCTAGCCGCAGGAGAAGATAGAGAGAAAACTTCCGCCCGCTTTGTACCACGTATGAGTTACTAGTAATGAGTAATAGGTTTGCTTCTACCAAGATAGCCATAGCAGATTGTGACATTTGTGGTTTTCAGTATAAACTACGAGAACTAAAAGATTTAATCGTAAAAGGTACAAATACACATTTAAAAGCGTGTAAAGAATGCTGGAATGCTGACCACCCACAGTTAAAGTTAGGTGAGTTTCCAGTAGATGACCCCCAAGCAATACGTGATCCTAGGCCAGATAGGAGTTTAGGAGAATCAGGGGGCAGTAGTAGTAGAGATATTTATTGGGGTTGGAACCCTGTAGGTGGCGGTAATAGCCCCTATGATCTGACTCCTAACACCCTACAAGCCGTCGGCAGTGTAGGACAAGTAACAGTAACGACTACGTAGGAGATACATTATGGCCCTTAAAGGTAAGCAGTCTAAGATGGACAAGAACAAAGATGGCAAGATTTCTGGTGCTGACTTCAAGATGATGAATGTTGGTGGTAAAGTTAAAAAAGGCTACGCTGAAGGCGGTAAGGTTAAAATACGTGGTACTGGCGCAGCTACTAAAGGGTTGTACGCTAGAGGGCCAATGGGCTAATACATGAACTATACTGAACTAAAAGCTAATATCCAAGACATCTGCGAGAATACGTTCACGGCAGATCAACTTGCTATGTTTACAAAACAAGCAGAGCAGAAGATATATAGTTCGGTTCAGCTACCTGCGATTCGTAAAGTAGATGATGGGCCATTAGCAACCGGAACTAAACTGTTAAGTCTACCTACCAATTTCTTGTACACCTATAGTATAGCCGTTATTGCTAGCGATGGTACGTACTCGTTCTTGCTAAACAAGGATAGTAACTTCTTACGTGAGGCGTACCCCGTTGATTCCGCCGCTAATAGGGGACTTCCTAAGTTTTATTCTTATCAAGGACTAGCATCTAACGGTGTTGCAACTCAATTAGAACTAGCTCCAACTCCTGACGCTAACTACGTAATTGAGCACACCTACGGGTATTATCCTGAGTCTATAGTAACCGCAGCTACTAGTTGGTTGGGTACACACTTTGATTCTGCGTTGTTAAATGGCGCTCTAGTAGAAGCTATACGTTTTATGAAGGGAGAGCAGGACATTATAGCCAATTACGAAAAGATGTATTTGATGTCTATGGCATTACTGAAGAATATGGGAGATGGTAAGTTACGTCAGGATACATATCGTTCGGGACAACTTAGAACTTCAGTTAACTAAGGAACTATTAGATGTCAATAGCACAAACAATGTGTACTTCGTTTAAAGTTGCTCTTCTAGATGGAGAGATGGATTTTAGTAGTAACACAAACCAAACATTCAAGATCGCGTTGTTTACATCTGACGCAACTCTAGACGCAACTACGCTCGCCTACGCTGTTACTAACGAAGCATCAGGCGCAGGATACACTGCGGGTGGAGAAACGCTTACTATAGCTACTAACTCTACATCTACAGATACCACTGCATATATTAACTTTTCTACGGTATCATGGAATAATTCTAGTATTACTGCTCGTGGAGCACTTATATATAGATCGTCAGGTACTGGCAATAACGCCATAGCGGTGTTAGATTTTGGTTTAAACAAGACAACCGCTAACGCAAAGTTTGAAATAACATTCCCTGCGGCAGATAAAAATACCGCTATCATACGGATAGCTTGAGGCTAAATAAATGGCAACGCAATATACTTCAGTTTTAAAACTAGCCCTACCTACACAGGGAGAACTTAGTGGTGCGTGGGGTAATGTAGTAAACGACAACATAACCTCCATGATAGAGCAGGCCATAGCCGGACTAGCGGTGATAAACACATGGTCAAGTAATTCGCATACCCTGACCTCCGCCAATGGTGTTACGTCTGAGTCTCGCTGTGCAATGCTATCTCTAGTAAATGCTGGTAGCGCCCCTTCCGCAGCCGCATCCGTAATTTGCCCTGCACTCGCTAAAACGTATATTGTTAAGAATGGTTCTGGGCAAGCGGCTACGCTAAAAACATCAAGTGGGACGGGCATCGCCGTGCCTAACGGTAAGTCTATGTTGTTGTTCTGTGACGGAACTAACGTAGTTGAAGCAGTAGACCACGTAGTAACCATGTCCGCAGGTACACTGACTATTACTGGACTTACTACTTTTGCATCTTTAAAAGGCGCTGACTCAACAACAGTCACGGGCATCCTTGATGAAGATAATATGGCCTCTAACAGCGCCGTTAAATTAGCTACTCAACAGTCAATCAAAGCGTATGTAGACTCGCAGGTAGACACTGTTGACTCCTTAGCAGAAGTCCTAGCACAGGGTAATACTTCTGGCGGCACAGATATTGCAGTATCTACCGACGATAAAGTCCAATTCCGTGATGCCGCAATACACATTAGCTCTAGCGCTGATGGGCAGCTTGATATTGTTGCAGATACAGAAATACAGATCGCTGCTACTACTGTTGATATTAATGGCGCTGTGGCACTTAACGGTGCGATTACAGGTGCTACTAACATCACATTAAGTGGTGAGCTTGATGCGGCTACGGGTGACTTCTCAGGCGCAGTAGACATAGATGGCGCTCTAGACGTAGCAGGAACTACTAACCTTGATGTCGTGGACATTGATGGCGCTGTGGATATGGCAACTACCCTTCAAGTTGATGGAGTAGCTACCTTTACTGGTAGAGATGTTCATAGTGGTGGTATTACTATCGCAAATGCTGGACAAATTGGTTCAGTTGGAGATACGGATGCAATTGCAATCGCAAGTGATGGTGTAGTAACCCTTACACAAAAATTAGTAGGTACTGAATTAGACATATCAGGCGATGTAGACGTAGACGGTACAACTAACCTAGACATTGTAGATATTGATGGTGCTACTCAGATCGACGCTACTCTTAGCGTAGGTGTAGATGATACAGGGTATGATGTTAAGTTCTTCGGAGCTACCTCTGGTAAATCTCTTCTTTGGGATGAAAGTGCTGATAGCTTGATTGTTACAGGCACAATAGATGCAACAACCGTTGAGTTTGATGCTTTATCTGGCACAGGCTCCGTAACGGTCACAGACATCCTTGACGAAGACAACATGGCTTCTAACAGTGCTACCGTCTTAGCTACTCAGCAGTCTATTAAGGCTTATGTAGATGCGCAAGTAGACACCGTTGATACACTGGCTGAAATTCTGGCTATTGGTAACACCACTACTACCGATCAAAAAATACAGTTCCGTGACACTGGAATCTTTATTAACTCTAGCGCCGATGGTCAGCTTGATATTGTTGCAGATACAGAGATTCAAATAGCGGCTACTACTGTTGATATTAATGGCGCGATTAACGCAAGCGGCGAGATTATTGCGGCTAGTTTGGATATATCAGGCGAT